CAACCACCGTGCTGTTCGCAAGCGGGTCCGATGCTCCGGTGAAGGCGCCATGGGTGACGGTCTCGGGGGTCTCGCGCGTGATCGTGACGTCCGTGACCTCGGCGATGGGGGCGAGATTGACCGGGATCACCGCGGTGCCGGTGCCGCCATCGGCAAAGCCATGCGGCTCGGCATTCACCGCCCGCAGGTCCGGATCGACGGTCCAGCGGAGACGGGTGGATTGCGGGCGCTCGACCTTGAGCCCACCGACATTGCCGACACCTTCGGCCAGCGAGAAGACATATTCCGCCGCCGCATCGTCGCGGGTCAGATAGGTGAGCTCCAGGCCAGTGGCGACATAGGAGCCATTGGCCTCGCGGTCATAGCGCGCCACGGTTTGCAGCACCGCGTCGAGCTCGGGGGGCTGGATCCTGCTGTCGAGTGTGCCATTGGTGACGGTATAGATTGCATGGAAGGCTCCGGTGCCGCCGTCGTTCTGATTGCCGCTGTCCCAGCCCCAGAGGATCTGCTCCTTGCGACGTGCGGCGCCGGGCTCCTGATAGTTGCGGGTCCCCAGGGCCGGATCGCGCAGGGCTGGGTCCTCGAGCTCGGTGACAATGGTCTCGACAAAGCGCACGCCGAGGGCGACCGTCCGGTCAACCGGGATGACGAAGGTTGCAGCACCGACGGGGCGGGCTGCGCCGCGCAGGTAGACGATGCCGGAGGCCAGGTTGACCTCGCCGGTGATGGGATCGACGGAGACGTCACCATCGCGGATCAGGTCGCCTTCCTTGAAGATGGCGTCGCCGATCCTGGCGAGGCGGTCCGCGAGCCAGGTCTGGACTTCGTTCAGCTCGCGGCTTTGCAGGCCGTCGCCGGCGCGGAACATCAGCTCTGCATAGCTGGAAGCCGAGTTGTAGAGATTGTAATAGCGGTCGAGCGCCACGGGTGGGCCTCCTGATCAGAACGTGACCACGAACTCGAAAGTCTCGCGGGTCGAGGGTTGGCGGATGATCGGGACGGTGTTCTGCACGATCAGCAGGATGCCGGGATCGGTGATGGCGGCGGGCTCAAAATACCGCAGCCCCGCCGGCAGGGCGGGATTGGTGGTAGTGCCGACAAACAGGCCTTGCTCGCGGATCACCGCATCGGGGGCATCCTCGAACTCGAAGCGCACCCGCACGAAGAGGTGGTTGGTGGGTGTGGCCGACAGCGTGAAGCGGCCGGTGGGGGCGACAATCGCGCCTGCGTCATCCGCGACGACAAACGCCACTTCGTCCACCGCGCGGCGGCCGAGCTCACCCAGCAGGGAAGTCTGAGTGACGTCCGGCGGGGGTGTGTCGATGGTGTAGTCCACGCGGACGGTCGCCTCGGATGGGATACCGCCTGTGACGATCCGTGTGATCCGGCCGGTCGAGCTGTCCACCGTGTAATCTGTCCCGGCCGCATAGGTCGTGGTTCCGTCCGCAGAGGCAAGCGCCACGCCTGAGACGTAAGCGTAAGGCAGCTCCAGCACATCGTTTGCGCCAAACGTCAGGGTGGCCTGTGGGGCGGTACTGTCCCATTCGGTGGTGCCTGTGCCCCAGGCAAGATGGAGCGGGCGCTGGCGGATTGCGTCCGCCAGGGCTGCGCGCCCCGAGCGCGTCATGATAGCCATTCAGGCCTCCTGTTAGGTATTTTCGGTTTTGTGCATGGCCCCGACGAGGACCTGCACCTCGGACCAAGGCTGGTCCACATGGTAGAGCGGCAGCCAGAACTGCCCGGCGTAGGTTGTGTCTCCGGTCACTTCACTGAACCGGATGGGATAAGCCGCCGGATCATAGACATCAGGCAGCAGTGCTCGAGACGGATTGGTGGGCGTCAGAGCGAGACCGTCGCCCACCGCTCGCGCATCAGCCCGGCGCACCTGTCCGGGAATGAAGCGATCCTCGTCCGAGACCCGCGCGTCGGCACGCACCGCGTCGCGCACGCGCACCGCCACCTCGTAGGTCTCGGCAGCAAGCGCCCGCGAAGGCTGAGCGTACCAGACCGGCGGGAGCTGGCGAACTGTGTCTGACAGGCGGTAAACCTGTGACCGGCCGCCGATGACTTGGGACCGAACCGTGTCGCGCCATCTGAATGTAGCGTGCGGCAATGGCACGAGCGCAGACGCGAAGGCCCTGCGCTCGAACATCTCCGTGCGCTGGGTGCGTCGTATCTCTGCCGGGGTGCCGGAGACCGCAGCCTCCTCGGAGAGCCGCCTGCGGTCCTCGTAGAATACCCAATCCACCGGGGGTGTTCGGCTATTGATGTCCCCGAGGCGCATCCCTTCCGAGAGCACCATCTGTGCCCGCTGGAACTTGCGCATAGGCTCGAAGTCGGCCGGCTCGTCCGGGACGCCGTCGGCATTGGCCAGCGTGAACAAGTGCGAATGATAGATAAACGGGTTGGGCGTCGCCCGGTCATCGTTGAGCCTGCTGTCCGACAGAACAAACCGGCCCGGCAGAAACGCCCGCCCGACATGGTCGACGAAGATCCCTGCATGTGCCCGCACCTCAGGCGCGGGCACATTCGCGGGAAACACGCGCCCAAAGGACAGGCGTGTTTGCCCGTCTGTGTGACGCACGCCGCTGTAATCGCTGAGCAGCCCGTCCCCGAGCCGCGTGTCGTCCAGCTTGATCCGCCGCAGGTCATAGCCGTGGAAGATGCGCGCCAGCCGCGATCGCGCCGGCGCAGACAGGCGCGCGAGCGCGATCAGATCGTCGATGTCCTCAAGCGGTGGCACCGCATTCGTGTCGATCTGGAACGCGGCGAAGTGCTGCCCGGGTTCCTCCTGGAAGACCTGAACCCCGTCCAGATCACGCCAGGAAAAGGCAAGGCGCAAGGCCTCGGGCGTGCCGCGCAAGCGCTGCCAGCGAATACCCTCCCGCAGCGCCCGTTGCGGATCGCTCAGATAGGGAAGGATGTCTCCCAGGCCGTATTCCCAGATCAGCCAGGGCACAAACGGATCAAAGCCGTTGAGCTTGGCCCGGGCGTTGGGCCGGATCGCCGGGGCGCGGGCATCCAGCGCCGTCGCGGCCTCCATCGCCCGCTCAAAGGTGGTGGCACCCGGTGGCAGTAACGACTGCGTGGTCATCGGTCCCGCCCGCCGGACGTGATCTCGACCGATCCCAGCGCCACGCACTGCTCCTCGGTAATGATCGTATCACCAGATGGAAAGGCCAGTTCGACCCGCTGCACCCCTGGGGGGTGGAGCTGCGCGTTGATCCAGGACCGGGTCAAATCCCAGCCAAGCCCGCGCGCCGCCGCAAAGCGCGCGGGGAAGTCGATGCGCAGCTGCTCGATCACCTGAACGGGGGTGTCGGGATAAAGAAAGACCCTGGCCGCCACATCCACGGGCACGATGCTGGCCGAAACCACCTCGACCGTGTCGGTCAAGACGCGCACGTCATCGCGCAGCACAATTGCGCGCACCGCCGTGAGCAGGTCCTCGGACGACGCCCCGTCGCCCTCCGCCGAGAGCACGGCAATCCGCACGATGCCCGCGCTTGGGGAGGAGACCGCCGCATCGGAGACCCGCTCGTCCGCCGTCAGGGCCCAGTACCGGTAATGCGCGGCACCTCCTGCGTTGGACCAGCCCTGGATGCGCTGTTGCACCCGCAGGCGCAGCGCCGTGTCGGTCTCCTCCGTCAGGCGGGTGACACCGTAGAAGCTGGCGAGATGATCAAGGTCGGTGGTCCCCGCAAAGGCCAGAAGGTTGGCACGCGCCGCGTCATTGACCCGTTGCCGAAGCAAGAGCTCGCGATAGGCGCAGACCTCCAGCAGCTTGCGCGCGGGCTCGCTTTGCAGGTCGATCACCGGCGCAATCGGCGGGAAGCGCGCCACCAGATCGTCGCGCATCGCCCGCAGGATGACCTCAAAATCCAGCTCCTCGATGATGCCCGGAGCCGGGAGAGAGGACAGGTCGATCGTGCTGATGGTGCTCATGTCGTTCCCTTGTCTGCAACCGCGAGACCGACCTCGTCGGCGTCAATCACCAGGCTACGCAAACCGGCGGAGGTGAGATCGCCCAGCAGGGCCCGGGGGCGGTATTCGCCAGAGATCGACAGGCGCACAACCCCGTCCCGGGTGACGTCCTTCAGCCCAATCTCTGTCACCTTGAACCGGGGCTCCCATTGCTCGATCGCCGAGGTAAAGGCCGCAAGAAACAGCGGCACCTCCGATCTGTTGATCTGCCGCCCAAGCAGCGTGGGCACAAACGAGCCGTACCATTCGCGCATGACGCGCGCGCCAAACCGCGTCGTGAAGATGTCCTGCAGGGACTGCACCACATGCGGCCAACCCATGAGCGTGCTCCCCGTGGCCGCGTTCAGGCCAACCGAGGGGCTGTTGTGATTTGGCACCATGTCGAATGCGTCCCATTGACCAAGGACCGGACGTTCACCAGAAGCCGAGCCAACAAGTAGAACGCGACTCGAGTGAACCGATCACAATGAAAAAATGCATGTATTGCGGCGGCACTGTCCGGGAGACCGATGAGACCTGCCCGAACTGCGAAGAGCCCACAGCACCCATCCTGC